GTGATCCCGATCGAGTTGAAGTTGTGTCCCAAAATGAGAAGAGAATCGATAGTGATCGATGTCGTAAAATAGAAATTGAAATACTTGGGGCTAGTGGATGCGACGCCTGTTGTGCTTGTGACTAAGCTTCCGATACTATCATATGCACGAACAGCGGGTTCACTTGATAGCGTCACATCAGGCCCACCATATGCGCCCGTGGTTGTCCAGTGCGCCCCGGTGGGAGTGCTCGCTTGCTGAACCACAAGCATGGGTTTATCGTTATCAAAACCTAAGATTTCTGCTGCCGTCAAAGCCGCTGATGACCAAACCATTAGACAACAACCCCTTGAGCTTTGAGATCTCGCATAGCCGGGATCAAATTCTGTCTGATGTAGCGTTTCATCTCGCCGCGACTAGGAGGAACGGCGGTGTTGATTGTCATATTGACACTGCTGCCGGATTCTCTGCCGCCAGATCGAGCGGCATCGACGTCTCGTTTTGGGATCACATATTCGCCAGGGGTTAGCATGGCAGGCACGCTGTCTCGATTTGGGACGCCCCCTGTTACTAAGCCACCCTGAGCAAAAGCTTGAACCTGCCCCGTTGGCATCCCGCTGATCAAACCTTGAAAAACAGAAAGCGCTGCTGCGGCCGCAATAGCTCCAGTAATTAGGCCAAGAACCCCTTTACTCTCTACCTCGCCAGCAATTATGAGTCCCATAGTCTTGACAGCATAGGCCATTAGACCCTGCTTGATCACTTCAATAGTTAGCATCAAAGCACTCTGCATGAGTTGCGCGAAAGCCTGGCCCATCTTTTTTTGACCAGCAGCTACTTCCATCATCACCCTACCCATCTCGTTACCGATACCGGATATCAAATTGGGAATGTTTGCAAGAATGGTGTCGTAAATGACAGTGTCAGTGTTGAGCTTTTTCTGATGCTCTCGCATAGCCTTTAGCTTTTCAGCAGTAAGATCCAACTTGTCCCATAGTATATTGAAATCTTCTTTCTCAAAAAGCAACGGAGCCTCTTGAGCCTTAACGCCTAAATCAAAAAGAGTTCTCATCAATTCAATGTTGTGTTCATCAATGGGGAAATCGAACTTGATTCCTATTTTGGAAAAAGAATCTTCCAGCATTTTTGCTGTTTTTGGGAGAGTTTCTTTGCTGAGTGTTTGGACCCGTCTCGAAATGAGATCCAAGTCTCTCTCGAAAATTTCAGCAATGAGCATTCCCTCTTTGCGACCTTTCCCTTTTAGCGCTTTTTTGAAAGCCTCCTGAATTTCTGGGGCGAGCTTTCCTAGCCTCTCTTTGAATTTGTTAATCCTCTGAGTTGCTGTGTCTGTCCCAGTTTTGCCCGCTGCATCCGCCGCCTCTCCCGCAGATTTTTTAGCAGGGCCTTTCTGAACGGCGATTAACCTTTGGAGCGCCTGCCTTTGTGCCTCAATCGCATCCGCGTAATCTTGGTGCGCATCGGCTGCACCTTTCACTCTCTTCTCTGCGGCGTTGTAGATCTCAGACATTTTCTCAATTCGCTCATTGAGAACTCTCTGCCCTTCTTCTGTGAATTCGAGCGAGAGCATTGCCATAGACCACGCCCCCACGAATTTTGAGATCGACATGATCGAGAGATCAATTGTTGACGTTAGCGTATGCCAAATTGTGTTTGCTTGGTTGAGCCCGAAAGCTATACCTTCAGTGAGGGCTTGTGCAGCTCTAAAAAGGTATTCAACAATCTTCGTTGCAATCAGCTTGCGGTTATTTTCGAGGAACGTTTTGAGGTTGTCTATAGCAGGTTCAAAAGCTTCACCGATCCCCTTAAAGGCTGCTAAAAAAGAAGTTCCTATAGTGCCTTTTATAGACCGAAGTTTCCGCTGCATGCGACTGAAAGACTTGACTAAAGGGTCTGTCGCCCCTCGCAACTCGATGGCAGCCTGAACCGAAGAGGTGATACCTGACTTGATAGCGCTCCAACCCTTAGACATAAGCTCAAGAGCTTGGTTGGCAACGACAACAGTAAACCCGAAAACTTTCAGCGCCTTTGAGACTTTCGCAAAAGCGGACTTGATAAGACCGACACGTTTTGCAAGGCCCTCAACAACTTTAGAGGCCTTGTCTTTAATGTATAAGGTGAGCCCTACTTTTTCCTCTGCTGCCATAATTATCGTCCTCTTTTGCGACTAGCCGCCCGTTGCTGCTTCTCTAGTTCTTTCTTTTCTCTCTCCGCAACCTTCCGCTCAACCTCGCTTTTCAGTTGTCCCAAAAAAGAAAAAACCTCAATGACGTATGCAGGTTGCTCCAAGAGGTCTGACCCCTCAAAAGGCAACACCTTGAACTCTCGCCATTCAACCCACCAACCGATCACCATCCAAGTCTCTTCGTCAATTTGAGACCACGGGCACCGACGCAAACTAGGCATCCAGTCCCACGAGATATTCTTATTCTGGGACGAGTCGCAATTTCGGATTGCTCTTAATTCGTCCCCTTCTTCAAACTCCTCGCCTTTGCATTTAGAGCACCCCCATCCCAGGACGCGCTCATCGCCACTCAAAATCATCCGAGCGGCGATCTCTATTTTTTTCTGAGGCCTTCCTTCAGCACGCTGATCTCAGTCAGACCCGCATAGAGAGAATCAATCATCGCAGCCTCCCCTCGCTCGTAGACTTGCTCACCGTCCGAAATTGGGACGCCTTTGATATCTGAGTAATTGTGAACAGCTAAGACACGATCTGTCATGATAGATCGCACAACCTTCTCAGCTTTTGAGTAAGCGATTTTTGAGCCTGCTTTAACACTGAGCATCACACGTTGATACGTGCGTAACTCTTGCCCTGTCATCGGCAAGATCTCAGCCCACACCTGCTCTGATTCTGGTTTGTCTCTGTTGTCTTCAATGTCGGGCACAAACTCGACAGCCGTATCTTCCATGATTTTTCCCCGTTTAGTTGTCTCAATCTGAGACGGTTATGATGCATTCCATTCGAACGTCATCTCATTATTAGACGCAGTAGCCAACGCAGTAAAAGGAATTGCGATTGTTGCTTCTTCCGCTTCTGGGATTTCGATACCAGCAAAACCAAGCTCGATGGCAGGTAACGTGATGATCTGTTTTGCGCCGCTAACATTCCCTAGCGTGATAGTCAGAGCGAGAGTCTGAAAAGTAGGAGCGGGCCCGACTGTGTCAGTGGTAGGATTTCCCAAAGCGGGACGAGCTAGCTGATACCGCTTCTGAAACTTCGTCAGAGCGTCGCTAGTTGCGCGAACTGTGACTGTACCTGTCACATCTCGGAACCCTTCGATGAAATCGCTCGTGCCCTTTTTTGCGAATTCGTCGCTAAGAGGTTTGACGCCGTTTGAGACAGTGACATCAAACGATGTAACGTTTAGAGTTGTCTCACTGTCTAGGCTCAACGTTCCAGAGATTCCCGTAATAGGATCGCCGTGTGTTGTGTATGTCCCGTCTGGCGTGTGGGGCGTAACAGCTTTTGATGTTGCATAACTCCGGCTCGTAGCTAGTCGAACATCGGTTGCGCTGGTAGAGCCCGCAACAACTGTTCCATCAGTAGCAGTCACATCTGCAATCGCAATTAGCGACCCCGGCATAAAGTTGGTTCCACCTGATGCAACTGTGAGACCCTTGCCAGAACTAGTTGCATCCGTTGTCGCAGTTCCGGTCAGAGCATATTCACACGCGCCGCCCGAAAATGAGATCGTTACGGGATCCCCTCCCGACGCGCTCACAGTCATCTCATCAACCCAGCAACCAAAAACCTCTTCGCGCATGACATCCTCAGATAGGCGAGCCATCTGAAAAGTGTTCAGCTCAGTAGCAAGAGAGTAGGTTGTCGTTGCTACAGATCCCATCGCACATTCGAGCATCGGAGCNATGTTTGGAACCGCTCCCGATTTGGGACACATGTAGGANTCAACAGACCACGAAACCTCTTGTTTTCCTGTTATGCGACCGAGAGCAGAGCGTGTTGCGCGTGCNTCGTTTCGATTCTCGCGAGCTACAGTGAACTCCATGGAACTGCTGACAACCCGCGCAGCATTACTATCAGCTACATAACGCGGTTGCGATGGTGTGCCGTAGTTTGCTGCCGGGGTGTTGATTGTCTCTAATTTGCAATAGAATTTAAGATCGCGCCCTAGTAGGAAAGCCATAGCTTACTCCTCCTCTGTCTCGTTTTGAGATTTGCTAGAAGCCTTCTTTGGCTTCTTAGGTTTCGGGGTTTCAACAGTAGCCCACAAGCCNCTAGAGATCAGAGCCTTACCTTCGGCTGATTCGCACTCTAGGATGTCGCCATCTTTGAAGAGACGCCCGCCCATGACCATGCTCGAATGTGCTGTGTACCTGAGTTTCATTCTGGGACTCCTAGGATGACGATGTCGTTCTGAGATAAGAAACTGTGAGTGTGATCAGCATCGACCCATAACCATTCGCATCCGGTGATCCTTCGTCCGTCTCTACTGTGTTCACTGTCGTAGAAATAGCCACGCCCCCTCTAGTAGTATCAACAGATAACACCGCAATGACATCATCTAGGAGGTCATTGAGTTCAGAACTTCGCGCGGATTGAGTAGACGCAGAGATGTGGCAAATCAGAGTGACACTCAGAGCGACCTTGATATCATTAAAGGGAAAGTACTGTAGCGTTTCGCGACCCGGAGAATAGCCTACCCACGGCTTCTCTCCCGTTCCCATATCGCCCCAACTTTTGCCAACAGCCTCGACCGTTGCCACATTAGTCTTGTAGCCATTTGCTACACTAATCGTGTCGAGCGTTGTCCCAATATTGGACAAGATAGATCTGCGTCGTGGCGTTCCCATTGTCAGATCTCATACATCAGGCTGGCACCACGGGCTTGGCTAGCAATTAAACCAGAGACACCATTACCGATAATTTCAACAACGTCATCCTTTGCAGCTTCGCCTGCTTTGCTAATGTACCCCGTCCCAGGGATATCAACCCAGCGACGGAGAACGTATTGAGCTGTAAAGGAAGGCATCTCGATCAGGCGCGGAGAAATCCCGTTATAGGACACGTATTGCAAATTGGGAAAGTTGCGAGGGCTACCGATGTTTCGAGCTTTGTCCGTTATTGGGATTGCGAGGTTTTTTGCTTGCTTCGGAAAGATACGCCCGCCTCTCTCGTGAATTGAGGCATAGGGTAGATCGGAATAGGCTCCGGCTGTATAGTCCCCGTCCCCATCTCTGAGTAGCGTAGCTTGCCAGGAATTCGCGAGCGTCCCCGTTGATCTCTTATTGAGATATTTCCGCGTAGACTTGTCTAGGTAGATAGCGCAAACTTCCGCCGCTTCAAGAGCTTTTGACTCTAGAACCATAGGAAGCTTTTTCAAAACCCCTTCAAAGATCCACTCTAACCCTTCTTTGGATTTGCGCTTCGCCATTAGACATCGTCCCAATCTGGGTCACGAGAATTTTCACCCGTGCCGGGGTAGTCAAACTCACCAGACCTCGCAAAAGGCAGGATGAAATCTGAATCGTCTTCGATGGTTTCTTGACGGTCTCTGGAGTAGCTACCTTTGTAGCGCGCACCCGCGTTGCCGCGATTAGCTTGCAACAGCTCTTTGAGGAGATCGCGGTAGTTATCCACGATGATCGATCGGTTCGCTGACATGCCGGCAGCGCTTCGATCGAGGGCTCTGTTGTATTTTGCGATAATCGCTCGACAGCAAGAGATCGCAGTCAAATCTACATCATCATTGTGCTCAGTAAGCAGAGCGTTGATTGTCTCATTTTGAAGTATCTGGTCATTGGTGTCTGTATCACCTAGCTTCAGCCGGACCTTATCCAGATTTGCGGATAGTGATTCGCTGAAACTCCATGTCATGACTAGACCTCTTTTTGCAAAGTGAGACGCTTTCGCTTTTGCTTGGTTTTCTTTTTGTGTTTCGTTTCGAGATCAACCCAATAGATCCAACCAAGATCTTTGTGTGCCTCAAATTGACGAGGGGGCCACCTGACGGCTTCAGGTACCGGATCGCCCACTGAACGATCCTCGTACCTGTCACCATCAACTTTGACCTTGAGTAGTTTCCCCGCGAGCCACATCAGGATCAAGTGTCCACTGTAACGAAACGCGCACCAAGAACAGTTGAAACCTGCTTTTGGTCATACGCCATTTCCATTTCGATACGGTCACTACGAAGGTGATCCATCCGAAAACGAGACACACGCTGACCGTCTGGCCCTGCTCCTTGGTACCCAGTCCATGCAAAAGTGTATCCTGCTGAAGGATGCATCAATGACGGGGACGTAGGGCGATAAAGCAAGAGAGCCGTGTCACCTGTGTAGATTCTGCTGATACTATCAGTTGCCCCTTCGAGTGCGGAGTTGTAGACAGCACGAGCCACAACAACCTTCTCAACTCCAAGGAGACTAGCCAAGATATCCTCAGTCACTACACCTGTCTGTGTGTAGCGAATTCGGTCAACGACATCAGCACTATTTTTTAGGGCTGTGAAGGCGTCGATTCCCAAAACGAGAATGTTTGGTTTGAAACCAGTCTTAGCTTCGACCGAGTTTGCCTGAGCATCGATGTCCTCGATCGGAGTTGCACCGCTAGCATCCCATTTTGTTCCTGGTGTGATGTCAGATCCGGTTGTTGAACCGGTCCAGGATCCGCCGCTAAAAAAGCTGGCTGCCCAGTCGAGATCCCGCTTGATCAACATCTGTTGAGTCAGAAACTTTGTAGCGTCTGAATCCATGTTGAGCGGCGCATCTGCGTTGGCTCTGATTTGATCTGCAACATCTTTGTGCAGAGCCAGAACATTCGCAGAATAGGACGCGGTAGTCAGGTTGTAACCTGCACCCGCTGACTCCGTACCAGGGGCGCGCATCTGCGCCTCTGATCTGAGGAAGTCCCC